AAGGAATACCGTATCCCCCTGATAGCGCATAACCGTAACCACTTGTCTTTAAAGAATAGATCCAGACTGTTCTATCAGGTTGCAGGGATCAGGGCTAAAGGCAGTCTGGGACGGGGTAAGGCTATTACCTACCTGCATGGGACTGAAACATCGTCATGGGGAGATGAAGAAGGATTAGCCTCCCTGCTAGCGTCTTTGGCTGAAACCAATCCTGACCGGATGTATATCTTTGAGAGTACGGCTCGTGGCTTCAATATGTTTCACGACATGTACGTCACAGCCAAACGTGCCAGAACTCAACGGGCAATCTTCTGTGGCTGGTGGAGAAATGAATACTATTCCGTAGATTCCAAGACTGATGTTTATAAGGTCTACTGGGATGGCAAACTAACCGGTGAGGAAAAGGAGTGGACACGGGATATCAAGAAACTCTACGGGGTTGAAATCAATTCCCGTCAGATGGCATGGTGGCGGTGGAAGTTGCTAGAGGGCATCAAAGATGAGTCCCTGATGTACCAGGAGTTCCCACCCACAGAGGATTACGCCTTTGTGATGACGGGTTCTTCTTTCTTCTCGTCTGCCCGTTGTACAGATACCATGAAGATTGCCAAGAAGATCTCCTGCGATCACTACCGGTATTCGATGGGGGCTAACTTCCACGATACGGCTTGCATGAAGTCTACTGAGAAACTCTCTACCCTGAAGGTATGGGAAGAGCCTATAGACACGGCGTATTACGTCATAGGAGCCGATCCAGCCTATGGGTCTTCAGACTGGGCTGACCGCTTCTGCATACAGGTCTACAGAGCCTATGCTGACGGTTTGGAGCAGGTTCTGGAGTTTGCCACCTCAGAGATGAATACCTACCAGTTCGCATGGGCTATTGCCCACATTGCCGGTGCTTACAAGAACTCCACCCTGAACTTGGAGATTAATGGTCCAGGGCAAGCAGTCATCAATGAGTTGAGGAATCTGAAGCGTCAGGCTGTAGCCATGAATAACAAGATGGGTTCAGACCTCATGGACGTTCTATCTCACATGCAGAACTACATCTGGCGGCGTAATGACAATATGTCCGGTCCTAGTAACAGTATCGGTTGGATGACCAATGCTGCTACCAAGGAACGGATGCTGTCCTACATGAAGGATTACTTTGAGCGCGGCATGATGGCGATCTATAGCGAGGATCTTCTGGAGGAGATGAAGACCATCGTCAGGGATAGTGGGACGATTCAGGCATCTGGCAGGAACAAGGATGACCGTGTTATTGCTAGTGCTTTGGCTGCTGCTGCTTATGCTGAACAGTTACAACCCCGATTAATACAAATGCGTCTTACCCGTGATCTATCCCGTAAACAAGAGGCCCATGCTGACCAAGGTGCTGTAGGCGATATTGCACAAAAGAAGGTTGGGTCTTATCTCAAATCTATAGGATTCCAATGACCAAACCTACCGTAGCTGTCGTAACCATTACTGCCAATAGACCAGAACTCATTGATTCAATTAGATCTATGGATGAGCAGACCTATCCCGTACACCACTACCTTCTGACTGATGGCATCGTGGATTACGCTGAATACTGGGATATGGTCACCGTCTACGCCGGTCCTACCCGTGATATAGCCTATTGGCCCAAAGGTGTCGCCATGAAGACCCCCGCCGGTGGTAGTGGGGGTCAGAAGCTATTTGCAGCCGCTCCCCACTTCGTTACCGAAGATATCCTGATAATGACTGCTGATGATGATTGGTTTAAACCCAATCACGTTGAATCTTTAGTCAATCTCATGGTCAAAGGCAATCTGGATTGGGCGTATTCCCTTCGCGGCATCTACGACAAGGAAGGCAAGTTCCTGTTTGATGATAACTGCGAGTCTTTGGGTGAGTACCCCATCTGGACTGACGGTGACGGGTTTGCTGAAACCGGTTCGATAGCAGCCAAGACTCAGGCATATTGCAATGCAGCAAATGCGTATAACTACATGGGTTTCGGGGCTGACCGACTTGCCTACAGTTTTTTAAAGCAAAATAATCCCTGCTTTGCTGGCAGCGGTTTGCATACTAACTGCTTTCGCTTGGGAGGGAATGCCAATTCCGTAGACAGCGCATTCTTTGAACAAGGTAACTCGGTCATGCAAGAACGCTATCCAAAAGGTTTCCCGTGGAACAAATGAGAACCGTTATCTCTCGGGTGGAACTGCTTAGAGTCATAAAGAAGTTCCTCCAAGACGATAGACGAGGGATATCCCAGAAGCTATTTGCAGAACTGGCGGGGGTCAGCGTAGGTCATCTGCTGGATGTATTTATCAAGGGAGAACATCCGTTATCAGAGTGGGTCCAAAGACGGGTCAGCAAGGCATACCAGCACTTTCGTGATGGCGAGGTTGCCGTTATGTTGGACAAGGGTCAACATAAGTTTGTGCAGTACCGTAGACAGCCAAAACCTCGTATGGCTCGTTCTATGGGCTTGGAAGTTGAAAACGGGGTCATAAAGCTACGGGTTGGGGTTAAAAACCGCGTGGATTATGAAGAACGCAACATTGATGAACAACTAAGGGGAAAACACAATGGCTAGAATCATGCGGGACTATAAGTGCGAAGAACACGGGTATTTTGAGGCGTATGCCCCTGTTTGCCCTGATGGATGCGAAAAAGGGGTAATGATGGTCTTTCTTCAGGCTCCAGGGCTAGTGAGTGCAAAGACCAAGAAGAATGACAAGACTGTCCGTAAGCTGGCAGATGACTTCAAGATGACTAACGTAAAGTCCACCCGTGAAGGCGAGAGTCAAGCCGGTTACTACACCCGTCAGAACTCAGATGTACCCAAGGAAGTGGCTGAGGCGCAGCAGGTTAGGGAGGCTCGACCAGGGGTGCGGCTATCTGGGGCGGCAGCGTCAACAACATGGCAATGCCATCACTTCTTAAAGGCGGGGCGTTCAAATCGGTCAGGGGTGAGCAAGTAGGCTTCAACCCCAAGGATAATTCCAATTTGACAGGTCCACGGGCGGCGAGTTATGTTGCCGACCATGAGAACCTTTCTATAAAGAAATAGTGTGAGAATTCCTGCGGATAACGATGAACGCGAGAATTTCTATTTAGAAATAATAGAGAAGTGTCTCGTATCGCGTGATGAGCGCAAAGGTGATTGCTCAAGCCTACGCTCATGGTATCTGTTTGGGGCGGGACCGGAAGAAAGTCCCGCTGCCTTCAACAAGATCAATCCGCATATTGACCAACTGACTTCATTCCTCTACTCAGCAGAGACTACACGTTTCTCTGTGAATATTGGTGCAGACGTTAATGTAGGTCAGCACACGATGATTCCCAAGCTAACTCAAGCACTTAATGATGAGTGGCTGAACAGCAACTGTGACCAGGTATTTAGTACCGCGCTCACTTGGTCATTGGTCTACAACACAACCTTTCTCAAACTGATCTACAACAACGGTATCCATCCTTACATGGTGGAACCGTCTGCGATAGGGGTGCTACGGGAAGATACCCCGTACACAGACCGACAGGAAGCATTGGTCCAGATCTACTACATCACCCGATCTGAACTCATGTCCCGTCTGTACTCCCATCCTAAGCGGGAATCTATCCTAAGAAGGATTACGGCTGGCTACAACCCACCGCAATCGGATATTCCCGAAGGTGTAGACCGGATTGTCATGTCTCAGACTAATCCTACAATCTACGGTACGGTTAATCTGGATCTGTACGGGATGAACCGTTACAAGGCCCGTGTAGCCGAAGATACGGTAGAAATGCGGGAATTGTGGATCTGGAACGATGAATTGATGGACTATCAGGTAGTCACGATAGCCTCACCGGATATCATTGTTTATGACCGCCCTGGTGAATCCGTATTCCTCAAAGGCGAGTTGCCGTTCATCCAGATTTGCCCAAACCCCCTGTATGACTACTACTGGGGCGCTTCTGAGGTATCTAAACTGATGTTCTTGCAACAGATGAGAAACCGGCGCATGACCGAGATTCTCGACCTGTTGTCTAAACAAGTTTCCCCACCTACTGCGCTGATGGGCTTTAGTGGAATATTGGACGAGAAGAACTTTGCTCTGAATCGCGCTGGTGGGCTTCTCTCCACGGATATGCCAAATGCCAAGGTTGAGAAGTTAG